CCCGCCCTTTAGCCCTTGCTACCGCCAATCCGGCAAGTGTTCTCTCACTATTCAGGTCTGATTCATATTGTGCTGCGGAAAGGATGTTACGAAAGTTATAGCGTCCACTGGCTGTTTTGAGATCCACTCCGTCAGTAATACTACGGAAATTGATACCCTTTTCCTGTAGTTGCTGGAACATCAATAGCGCATGCAGGACATTGCGCCCGATCCTGTCAAGCTTCCAGACCACCAGCTCATCACCAGCCTGCATAGTGGCGATCAGCCGTTTCAGTACCGGGCGGTTAGATTTTCTCCCGCTGGCATGCTCTTCAAAAATGTGAGCACATCCTGCTAACTCAAGGGCAGATCGCTGAAGTTCAGTATCCTGATGGTTTGTCGATACTCGGGCATAGCCGTAAATCATGGGAATTTCTCCTGTTATGAAAACAGGAGAAACGGCGAAGTATCGCCAAATCTTTTGGGGTTACAAAAAAGGTTGGTTTATCAGAATTACGCAGTCATTTTATAGTGACAGACAAAGAATCACGGATGTTGTCAACAAACCAAAAACTTGCAGTGCTTGCTCACGATAACAAAACCTCGGGGGCGTGGGATGATGAATTACAAAGAATGCTGTGGGCGTTTGATAGCACCGGGAAAATGATACACGGCTCGGTTCCGGCGGAGAGGATCTCAGGGCTTGGCACTGCCGCTTCAAAAAATACTGGTAATCTTTCCGGACAAGTTCCCGATATGAGTTTTTTCCCGGAATCTGGCAAATGGACGGATAACGGGCTAACGACGCTTCCGAATGGAGTAATGATCCAAGCTTTCAAAAGAATAATCGCTAATGACCCGAGAACGGGGTACTCAATGACATCATACGTACCATTTCCAACGGCCTTTCCTAACGGGGTTTGGGCTGTCTTGTGTACTAAAACAACGTATGTACAGATTGTTGCAAGCTGCGAAGGTGTCACTAAACAGGGGTTTAACGTCGTGACAGTTAAGGCGGTTGAAGCACCTACAACGGAGTCTAATGCTAACTTCTTAGTTTTAGGATATTAATATGATGAAATTCGGGTTTAGTGCTAAAGAATCGCAGTTTTTCATAATGGATAAAAAAGATGATTATGAAAAAAATGGTATCTGGCCGGATGATATTGTCGAAGTAGATAGTGATGTCATGCACGAATATGCCGGTATTCCTCCGGAAGGTAAGCTCCTTGGGGCTGATAAAAAAGGAAAACCTGCATGGGTGGATATCCCGCCACTGACGCATGAACAACACGTCGCTATCGCAGAGGCACAAAAGCAGGCTTTAATTGCAGAGGCCAGCCAGAAAACTCAACTCTGGCAGACCCAGCTTATGCTCGGCATTATCACGGAAGAAGACAAGGCCAGCCTCAAGGAATGGATGCTGTACGTGCAGGAGGTGCAAGCGGTAGATCCATCCCTCGGGGCTGATGTGGTATGGCCTACAACACCGGCTTCACCGGCCAGGTGATATCCGGGGCGGTGGATATATCAACACGGTTAAGCATAACCCGATATGTTTTCCATTCTTTCAGGGCTGATTCTTCTTCCGAGGTTGCCATCCCCAAATCGACAGCATCCTGTAACGGGGCAACTGAATCATTAGCTTCAGACAGCAGATATTTCCTCCGGTTCTCTGCATCAGAAATGAGCTGTACCTTTTGTTCAGCAAGCAATGCGTCATCAATAACCCATCCTTTCACTGTCCACCGCCCTCCCGGGGGCGGATTTTTAAAGGATTCAAGAAGAGCATCACTCATCTCTGAAATATTTGAAAAATCATCATTAAATTTTTCAGCATCACTGAGTGATTCATATGCATATACTTTACACGTTTTTTTATTCATGAAATGTTTCATTAATATACCTCAATCCATTTTGTAAAGCCGCTTGCTGAATATGTCGCCCCTGGAGGAACCGGGATTGTTGCGGTTGAGCCCGCACCCTCTACGGGCCCCGCATAAGCCCATATTACTGAAACACCGTTGACAGTCGCTGTCAGATACTGATTGGCCGATATGGCGGATTGAAGAATAACAAAAATGACGTGCCCCTGATTGTTAACGTAATTAATGTTGCTGTTTCTTGATGATGTCAGATCATTATATTTGGTTGCAGAGATTGCAATTAAGTTGCCATTAAATCTGACACTATCGCCTGAGATAGTAAGAGTTCCATCTTCTGCAACATTTCTTAATGTCAGAATTTTATCACTGCTGATTTTCCCAATCTGATGAATGGCATTTCCATTTTCGTCAGAAATCTGAATATACCCGGAATCTGTTGCTCCGGTGACTATATCAATCGCTTTAGAGTTCGCCTTAATAGTTCCGCCGGTCTTATCGAACTTTTTATTCAGTAGTTCCGGTAAACCAAGGTTTTCGATAAACTTCGGTTTATCCGGGATGTCTGCGCCGTTCTGGTCTTTGGCAAGTTTGCCGTTGACGTCGGCAACACTGGCTTTTTTGCCGAGTTCTGTGTTCAGAAGATTTTGTGACACCACTTTGCCGGTATCATTACCCAACTGTTGAGTGATATCCGCTTTATCAATTTTTTTAAGCAATTCCAGCTTTAAATACGGATTGGTGACGTAATCACCATTGCTGATGATCAGGTTAATTGCTGAAGCCAGTCTGCTTTTAATATCCGCAACGTCACCGGTATCGAGCAGATCTTTCTGGTCGGTATCCACAATAAACTGTGCGACTGCAGACGCGATTAATGATGCCTGCCGCCAGACTTTGTTCAGCTCTTTGGATTTGGCCACGCCGCTGTTAAACCCGTTATGCCGGGCCGCCAGAGCTCCATATTCCTGATTTGAAAGCACGTTGGCCCCTTCGGCTGTACCGAAAGGTAAAAATTCATTCTTAGCCATAAGACCTCTTAAAGCGGGACCGCAAAGCCGCCGTTATCAAACCCGGCAATGTAGTCATTAGTGATATCGAAACCAAAGATCGGTGATTTCGGTACTGAGTTGATGTAATACTGATTAACGCGGACACCTTCCGGTTTCACACCGAGATACCCTTGTTTTATGATTGATTTCGTCACTTCATCGATAACAGAACCGGTAATGAAAACATCCATCGTCATATCCTGGTTATCGATAAAGAAAATGCGGGTGTCTTTTCCTGGCAACAGGGAGCGGTAAATTTCCATCAGTGATTCTGACGTTCCGTCCCAGTGGTTAGCCTTAATTTTAACTCTGATGATTGTCCGGTATGTTTCGTCGTCCAGTTCGGTAAATCCGCTTTCAGCATCAAATTCCCGCTTCCATACCCCCTGATCAAACCCGATATCATCCATATCCAGAGAAAAATACACACCGGTTATCGGTGTGCTGATATATCGAGATATGCCTACCCATTCACCTATGACATCCAACTGAACGCCCACGGCCTCATCGAGAGAAAAGTATTTATTCAGATCCAGTGAAAGCCGGGTGATTTCTGACAGTGATTTGGTAATGAGATTGATGTGACTGACAAATTTATCTGCGGGTTGATGCTGTGACGTAATCAGACGTAAATAGTCTCTCATGTTGTCACTATCTCCACGTTATCCGTCTGACATGTGGCAAACTGGTTATATTTCATCGTGATGTTGTTTTCCGATACCGCGCCGGCGGACAGGCCGATTTCCAGACGGGAGATATAGAATGTTCCTCCTTCCGGATCTGCCTGGAGGTTTGCCGGTGAAAATAATTTTGTCCGGTAAATATCGGTTCCGATGTCCAGATTATTCAGATAGTCCGTGACGGCTTTCCGGATTTTATCCCCCACCAGCGTGGTATACCCCTCAAATGCCTCAATGGTGATCCGGACGAATGCCGGTACACTTTCCGGGCGACTGAACCGGATAGGTAAAATAACCCCGTAATCATTGGTAATTTTTATCTCAACATTCCCGAATGTTCCGGTACCCGGTGTTTTTTTCAGGGCAATGACTTCCGCGATATTTTTTGCATCCCCGCCATCAACAATAAGCGCGATTGAATGCGATGGTATACCGCGGGAATCTGTCTTGCCGGTGTCATTTTCAAAAGCAGCCAGACGTGCTACACCAGCTATCTGACTGACTGATCCGATGACGCCATCAAGCACCGTTCTGGACGGCAGCGCCACGGATTTACGGCGGCGGATACGCAGATCACCGTCCGTTTCAACACTGCGTCCGGCTGTTGCCGTTGCGGTATTGGAGACTGACTGCCACCCGCGTGTTGGTGTGCCGATCTGGCTGACCTCGCCGGGCAGAGCAATAACAGATCCGGGCTTCAGACAAACCGCAGTTACCGTGATATTCCCGTGCGTACCAATCACAACTGAATCAGGAAGTGACCAGGAGTTACCGGCTGAATCGCGCACCGTGCCATTTTTTATAACGGTACCCACCTGCCCGGTAATGATGACATCGACTGTGGAATGTGATTCCGCATTACGGGACAGCCCATTAATCGCCACGTTATTGGACAGTGCCTGACCGGCAGAGGTGGACGGACTGAGTGAGTTATACGCGGTTATCACGGCATTATTGGCATCATGAACAGCCAGGGCATAAATCGCCAGCATCTGCCCGTCTTTACTGTCCGGTTCGATATAAACATCATCGCCGTAAATCATTCTGAACAACTCTTTCAGCCGGTTAAGTATCGCCGGATAATCCGGTGCGCTGATGCCTTTCTCTGTGATAACCGGCGCAAGCCCGACAGTTTCGATATTTAACATTATCCCTCACTTGTGATACTGGTTTCACCGTACAGAGTGTCTATGGCAGCCGTAATGGTTACCTTGCGCGTTGAGGTGTTCATATCCAGCCCGAATGCTGTAATTTTCGTGACGCCCGGGGTATTCAGGATCCGCTCTTTGACTGCCAGTGCATAACCCTGCGCAGGATTCTTTCCCAGACCTTTCTGAGCATGTGGCGTACCTTCACGATCATCCAGAAACCATTCCCCAAGCCAGAGCCGCAACCGGCTTTTTACTGCCATAGCGACCGTTTCCGGAGTGTCTTTGCTAAACCGGCTGTGACCGAAGGTGTAATCACCGTTATCTTCTGTGCGATACTGCATTACTTCGGCCCTCCTGTATCCCCACCGCCAGTTTCAACACCCCCATGCGTGTGTGACATCAGGCTTACGCCGCCTGCGGTTACGTCTTGTTTTACACTTACCGGCCCGTTCATTGTCGCCTTGCCGCCGCTGTCACCCATCCCCTGCGACAGATTACCGTTAATCGTAACGTTACCGTTCAGGACAATTTCCGGTGAGGTGATTTCCGTACCGCCGGCTGCCGTGGCGGTAAGTTTTGCAGGCGTCACCACAGTGATGTTTTTACTGCCGGTATCAATGGCGATATGAGTACTTCCGTCATCACTGCGCAGCTGAACAGCTGAAGTACTGATGTTGCTGATTTTGGCCACCTGTGACATCGGGCCGACCCAGGCAAAGCCGTCTGACAGATTATGTTTCCTCGGATCAACGGCCTCCTGAACACCACCGGACTGCCACCAGTAATCAATACAGCGGTCGGCAAATACAACAAAACATTCATCACCGGGCTTTACCGGGAATGTCAGTGTGGCGCCGCCGCCACGCGGGAAAATCACAGGCACATCCACCAGCAGAGGAAGCGGCACTGTTTTTTGCTCACCGTTCTCAGTCACCGTCCACTTGATCGCCGGTTGCGCTTCCACCGTCACAGCATCAGGATTAAACGACTGAACGATGCACGGCAGGCCGACAAACAGACCAGACATAATATTTTCTTTCAGCAATAAAAAAGGCGCCTCCGGGCGCCCTACTCGTTCATCATTTGAAATCATGCTTCTACCGCCATTGCCTGCAATGCAGACTGATTCAGTAACGTTTCTTCGTTCCGTGCAATACAAATTAATTCCTGATACCAGGAGTTTCCACGGGTATCCCCGAAATAGCTTACATTGATTACTTTATATTCACCGTCAATATCAAGTGGCGAAGGTTGCTCTACAGATCCCTCATGACCGCCGTTCATGCCTATTTCTTTATTTGACAGGCCAGCAAGGTTAATACCGGCATTGTCCAGGTGGATCAGCGTGCCGGGTTTGATATCGGGGTTAATCATGCACATCACATTAATGCCGCCGCCGATGGTCTGCTCCGGCGTGCCGATAAGGCCGGAATCATAATGCAGGATGATCTCGTTGATATAGTTATCTTTCGGCACTACATCAACACTGTCTCCTGTGTAACGCCAGTCAGCATTATTCTGCTTAGCAAAACAGGTCATTTCATCCCGGTGCATCCCGAACAGCACCTTACCGCGCGGTGCCACTGTTTGATCATACTCACCACGCAGCCCTGCGGTCATCCCGTATTTTTCCAGGTCTTTCATCAGTGCCGTATCAATGTCCGGCTGAGTGTAACCGGCGGCGACCGTCTGAGACACAATCGCTTCACTGTATGCCTGATCTCCTTCTGCTGACTGAATAACCACATAAGTGTCTGTTGTATTTTCACGACCGGCATAGGTGTATTGGATCTGCCCGGAAAAAATCTGACTGCTGTTATTTTTATAACCGGCCACAATAATAATTTGCTTAAATTCGTACTGTCGCAGCCTGTTTTCGGTCTCTTTGTTCAGGTTGAACACCTTTACAATCGCTGTTGCAGGATAAGCCGTATTTGGCCGGGTGATATTGAATGTGACCCGCAACTCAGACAGGTCTATACCGTCACCGTTTTCATCCGCAACAATAATCTGACACTCACGGATCCAGTTTTTAGACATGGGCACCTCATTTTCAGGCAATAAAAAAGCCGCTCAAGGCGGCTGTTACGTGAATTTTACCTTTCTATTTTTCTCTATAATTATTAATTACAGCGCAATCTTCACCTCTCAGGCTGTGCATCGACTCCAATCCTGAAGAGCACATCTGCTGCAATTGACGCATCGCTAATTTTGCATATTCATATCCGTTTTCATTCAATGAATCCTCAGCCCTTTTTAATGTGCTTTTATTGGATTCTCCACTATTATCTACAGTTGAATCTAGTACAGATAAACCCGCTGCCTGCATTTTTATTGCTCTTTTTATATAGAAAGTATTCAATTCAGGATTGTCTTTTAAGAAATCATCAAGCGATATTTTTGATCTTTTTACCGATGATTTTACTTCACTAGCCGCTGTTCTTTTTATTTTCGGCTTTATATCCTGGACCAGGCACATCACCGGCGTTTTATGATGTGCTGTTTCCGCATGGAATAAGTGGCATACAACAGTTGCTTCGCTTCCCTTATAGTTTTCAAAAATGTTCCATAGGTTGTCATCATTGATAACTAGCTGCATGATAGCAACACCAAACTCGCTAGGGTATGTAATCTCCGGGTTGGAGCCGTTATCATGAGCGGAAATCATGTCATCCAGTCTTATTGCCGGGAACCCTGCTGATTCGCGTTGAATTATTCCCTTGAAAGGCGCCTGCTCACCATATTTATAACTATCTCTGACATTGTTTTTTTCATCAGTATCCTGCTCTGATTTAGAGGCCGCTATATTTCGATATAGAATAGTTGAACGTTTATACCAGTTTAACTGGCACTCCTCCGTATCGCAGTTTTTCTCACGCAGCTTCCTATTTTGCCTTACTATTTTTTTAAATTCATCACTATTTCCGGTAACTAACTTAGCCTGCAGGTAGTCAACATATAACTCATCATCAGCTTGTGATAATGATGGTGTGTTACAAACTAATTTTTCTACTGTTGTTCTGGCCTTTGAACAGTCAAAAGTAACAGCATGTGACACTCCAGATGTAAATAATAACAAAAACATAATTTTCTTAAGCATATCGTGGCACCTGAACTAATTATTTTGTGCAAAGTATATCCTATTTTTCCTCCCTAATTCACTCTGTTCTTTCTCACTTTCAGGGTCATCACAATAAAAAACAAGTACACCATTAATTCCGACATATTGATATTGCTCTAAAATATCAACACCATAGACTATAGGTATCCCTGTAAGAATGGGGGTTTTTGCCTGGCTCATAACATCCAGAACCCACCCACAATATTCATTGTGCTTTATTATCAGGTGGTAAACTGTACCGCTCAGTAAAATATTCATTTCTTGATTATTTTTCTTTAGTGGTATTTCTGTTATTTCGATCATTTATTAACCCCGAGAAATTTTAAAAGACCAACAACCCCTCCAGAAGTAATATCGTCCAATTCCATGGCCAGACTTCGGTTAACTGGCTTCGGCGTTACGGTGCCCCGATTCTCCGTTCCTCCGGTCACCTCAGGCATTTTCTGATTTTCCAATGGGGCAACTGTCGTTTTTTTCGTCTCAACGATTATTACCTGCCTCAGTGTCAGCACCACCATCAGCACATTTTCACTGGTGTTATCGGTCGTGACTTCGATTGCCCGGATCAGCATATTTTTGTAATCACGCTTGCCGGTAATGACATCAAACGGCTTTTTACCGGCTTTTAAATCCAGCAGTTGCTGATATATCTCGCGGGGGCTGCTGCCAAGCTTCAGCCCCGTTGAGATATCGAACATACTGGACGTATCGAACCCGTCGATCAGTGAGCCGCCACCAGCGAAGCCGATTTCCATTGTCACTTCTGAGGGCCGGTCAAAAGTATGATCACTGACTGTAAATCCCTCACCGCCCGGAACCTGTACCGGATGCTCAGTAATCTCTGAGCTGTCTGAGTGTTTTTCCGAGATAACCACGCTGGGGACGATCATCTCAATCTTCCGGGTATTCTGGGAAAACAGGGTTGATAAAATATCCATCTGTCACACCTTCGACTCTAAATTTCGGACCAGTATCTGGTTATGACGCCCGACGGCATCCCCTGAGAGACCGGCGGCCTCCTGCGGGTCTGAAACACCGGTAACGTTGATATTGTTTACCTGATTAATAGACACGCTTTTGGTGTCGCTCCAGTCGTTTCGGAGTAACTGCTGTGGCATGAATGACGTTTTTTTCTTCATGTCATTAAACCCGGTCACAACGGTTTCCATCATTCCGCCATTAGCGGGCATACCCCCGCCGCGATTACCGGCGATGGTTGGATCCGGCGCACCGGTGATGGCCGCTGTCACCAGCTCTTTCGGGTAAGGGAACTGCCCGTTGTTTTCGACAATTGACATCGCGCGGATAAGCGCATACATCACCTCAGTATCATTGAGATCAAGTTTATCGTTGATACCGACACCCATTTCATCAGAGACACGTTTGGCGTACGCAGCAGGATCATTTTTGCCGTGATTTTTTGGCGCCCACAGACTGACAATTTCACTGATAGTCTGAAGTTTTTTTCTGCCGGCCGCATCCGAAGTGCCGTTAAAATACATCATCAGCTGCCTGACATTACCCTGCAGTCCCTCATAGGCCGAGTTATACACCGCAAATGCGCCCCCGGATTCTTTCCGGGCACCGCGCTGTTTTGCGAAGTTCATATTGAGCGGGTTGTTATTCTTCACGCCGCGTGCTGCACCATCCAGCGTGGAGTAATCCGCCCCGCCTGTTGACCCGAACCCCAGCTTTTGAAGCGCGGTATCCACGGTGCCGTTACGCATAAAGGTGCCAATCTGGCTGGCAAACGGGATCGGAATAATACCTCCGGCCTGTTGCAGCACGATTCCGGCTTTAGTGGTCAGGCTGTCAGTCGCCTGGTATTCCTCAACCGCTTTTTTCAGCCTGCCGATATTCCCGACCAGCTCACCGGTCATTTCGCCCATCTTGCCGAAATCCATCTGATCCAGCAGCTTCTGATGGTAAATCAGTAACGCCCCCATGCCGGCCATTATCAGTCCGGGCCATCCGGCCAGCAGCGCTAATGCACCACCCGCCCGTGTGACGGTAGCAAGGATACTGAGCAGCCATTTACCGCCCAGGAACAACGCAAACCCCCAGAAGATAGTTTCCCACCCGCCGACTGACGTTATGATGTCCTGAATGTATCCCCAGACCTCTTTAAATGTTTCTTTGACAGACTCAATCGTGCCGGTCCACTGAGACCAGTCTATGGCCGATTTGCCGCCCTCTTTCCACGTTTCATAGTCATCCCAGAGCAGAAACAGCGCGGTCAGTGCGGCGATCATCAGTCCCACAGGGGATGTCAGAAAACCTTTATTGAGCGCCCACCATGCCGCCAGCACCAGACCAAATGTCTTAATCATGCCTTTGGTGCTTTCGTCGAGCCGCTCCCACCAGCCCATCAGATCACGGATACCTCTCACTGACCGGTACACGAAGTGCTCCAGTATATCGGACAGTTTCAGTATGGCGCCGGTCACTTTCAGGATAAATTTTTCTATCAGCGGGAAGTTCTGAATAAACAGCTTTGTAAAACGCTCAATGCCCGGCGTCAGTACCCGCGCCAGTTCGGCACCGATTTTATCCCTGCCGATCCCCATAGCGGCTTTCATCTTTGAGAACTGCGTCATAAACGCATTTCCCTGTTTTGCAGCTGCGTCAGGGTTAAAGCCCATGGCTTTCATCATCAGGGCGTATTCTGATGAATAACCATGAATGCCGCGGCGCATAGCCATCAGGGTGTTTTCATCGATACCCAGCATACCGGCGTACTGATTGGCCCGGTACATCGGCATTTTTGCCAGCTTGTCACCCAGCAGAGCAACCAGTGACGCGGTATCCCGCAGTCTGCCGTTAGCGTCCCGCGTCTGGATACCCATGTTGCGCAGGAATCCCTCGCCGCCCGGATTATTGCGCAGGAAAGAGGCCAGACGCTCTACTGACTGGCTGAACCCGTTAACATCACCACCAGCCTGCTTGACCGCATACCCCAGAGAGCGGATGTTATTTGCGGTCGCACCGGTACGCTGAGACTGCCAGTACAGTTTATCCAGCCCGTCAGATATCTTTGCCGTGAATCCCACAATGGTCAGTGCGGCGGCCTCGATTGCGGCACCGGCTTTCATTGCTTTCGATGTGACATCCCCGAGAACCGAGGAAAACTTTTTCGCCCCGGACTCATCAACATCAAAACCGAGGGAGACCAGGAAGTCCCTGAGTGTTTCAGCGCTGCTCATGTTTGTACCTTTCTATTGTTGCCTCGTTTTCCGCTTCAACGTCGAGGAAGTCATTCATCAGCGCAATATCCGCGAGCGATACTGTGCCATCGAGCAGCGATTCATACCGGCACATTCCCCGGCCGACCGGACGCAGCAGGTAATACCGTCCGCCGGGGAGTGTCTCCAGCTCAATACTGCTTGTCAGGCTTGCGCGTCGTTCTCTGGTGGTGCGGGAAAAAAACTGCCGAGGGAGTCCTTAATCACGTATCCGACAATCTGTAACAGCTCAATGCCGTTGATATCGTCATACATCAGGACGCCGCCTGAATAGATTTTTGACCACTGGTTGCCGGTCTGGCGCGTCACCACATCCAGACAGATATCATTGATTTCTTTCCGTGATTTTTTATCCAGTGTTCTGACTGCTGTTGTCAGTGCGGGAAGGATAACCGGCAAAGAATCCATGAGTTTTGTTTTACGGATATCCGCGATTTCATCACCGGTATTGCCCTCATCCTTTTCTGCAACTGCCGGAAATATATCTTTCAGCAGGGGAGCTACCGCACCGAATGCAGGAACCAGTGCGAACGCCAGATCCTGCTGCTGAAATGCATCCAGTTTCCCGGATCGGTAAGTATTGCCGTTAATCATAAATTCCATCAGAACGTCCCCAGCAGAGTGTCAGTTTTACCGCAGTCAAAGACCCACGATACAGTGTTGCCGGTTTTGGCATTCTGCCAGTCAGGGATGCGCTTAAATGCGACTGAGCGGCAGACGGTGACATCATTGCTGACCTTGTTGCGGATAGTAATGATGTTATTTCCCCAGGTGGCCGAGGAAGCCGACTGCAGGTTATACATCATGCTGAGTTTGGCGTTGGCCGGGCTGGTTTTCAGTAACACGACCGTGACCGTGCCGCCCTTTCCGGCATGAAGTGAATGCATAACCTCACCGTCAGCCCCCACTGTCATGGTGTTTTTATCTTCCACCATGGAAACGGTGATCCCCTCTTCGGAAACCCCGGCGCCATAGCCAAGCTCAAACAGGCCGCCCACCCCGGTGATAGAGGCGGATACATCAATAAAAGAATATGTAGACATGATTCACCTTACCGGTTCACGTTAATGATAATGTCGCTGTAGTGGATTGCGCCGGCGAGTTTAATGGCACACTGAATAACCGGCGCCTTGCGGGCTTCACGGTCTGACTGTGCCTGTGTTGACACCGGCGGCGCATAAACATAACTGCCCTTTGTCAGCATATCGCCGGTATTCAGCGCTCCGAACGGGTCTCCGCCCCAGATGCCCGGCGCAACAAGTCCGTTAGTTCCCGCCTGATCCAGTGACTGCTCAACATTGGTCAGCAGAGAGGTGACCCCTTCATCGGTCTGCGGAATTTTAGTTGTGCGGGTATACAGTAGGTTATACAGGTTGTTCTGCACGTAGTTCTGCAACCAGTCCAGCCCGTGGCGTTCATCAATAAAATCGCCGTTAGCCATCACACCCTGCTGGATAATGGCCGTGTCATTCTGGTACTTCACAAACACGTTACCGTTTTTGGCATCAATAGCGGCGGCCTGCGATACGCGCAGAGTCTCCGCCGTAACAGTCGGTTCCTGCTTAAATTTCAGGGTGATCGTGGTGTTATTACCGTTAAAATTCACGGTAAACATGCGACCGAAAAGCGAGGCGGCCACGTACTTTTTACCGGATGTGTACTGCCAGAAGGTGCGGGAATAATTCCCGGCTTTCAGTTTTGATCCGATATCAGTATCAATATCCGCATCCAGCACAGTGGTGTTCATTACTGTGTGTCCGTAAATGCGTGACAACGGATCGGACTCAATCAGGTCAGCAACAGCCAGCACATCATCATCACTCAAACTGTCATCGGCGATAATCAGACCGTACCAGCCGCCGGAAATATCCGACATCACCGCCACAGCTTCCTGTACAGTTTCTGCCTCCTGTGGTGCCACGATCAGACCACCGGCATGTTCATCCAGCTTCATCAGGCTGCCGAGGTATGAACCATCCGTACCCGCTGACGGATACCCTATCTCACCGGCTTTAGTCAGCGTGACGGTGAAGCGCTCACCGGTCCATACCACCTGTGCGTCTGTCAGCTTTTCAGATACCCGTTCAGCCACGCCGTTCAGGTTGGTTTCGGCGGTCAGATCCACACCGCTGACTTTGACCACCTTACCGGCGATACCGATATCAAAAGAACCGTCAGCAATCGTGTTAAAATTCGCAATCGCCTGCTCTGCTTTGGTCAGAATGGAGCCGCGCAGCATGGCCATTGTGGCTGTTTTATTCCATTTACCCACGAAGCAGTCCACCGGGCGCGGCGACTGAGAGTAATAAAGCTGTGCGGTTTTGTATTCCTGCGAATCAATGCCGAAGTCAGCCAGAATTTCATCGGGTGATTTGTACTGGCGGATGCGCTCGTGTGCATCAATCACATTACCCGCCCCGAGGATCAGCAGAGACCCGAAGTTGCGGGACTGAGCAGCACGCGCAGCCATATTCACCGTCACATTGACGATGTTAGAAACAGGTAATCCCTGCATAGATTATTCTCCGAAAAAAGTGACAGAGGCGTCGGTAAACGTTTTGATGCCGTACTCACGCACAACCTTACGGCGCAGTGTTACGGTGATGTCGTAGCGTCTCACCCACTGATTATTGATGAGCTCGGGAAACGATGTAATGCCGGAGTGACGAACGACAGACAGACCATTACGGCCCAGTTCGTCATTATTCTGTGATAACGAAACCCCGTCCCGGAAACGGGTAATATAACGCTGACTCCCCGGCCCGTAGAATGACGCCATGCATTCAAATTCTTCATGTCGCCACAGTTCGGCTGACTCTGCACCGGCCGGCACGATGGCCGGACTGCTGTCTTCCGCCATCCCGGTGATCCCGAATCCGCACCAGTCTGTTTCCGGCGGCAGTTGCGCCGGCTGTTTTGATACCCAGCGGGGCAGCACCCGACCTTTCTCAAGACCGGACACGGCACTAACCCAGCGGCTGATCAGGCGTTCAAGTTCTTCGTCATAAACCGGTTCATTGTCAGGAAGTAGCCATCCCGGGGTTTCTGATGTGGTCATGATGATCCCCCATCAAACGGGATGAGTTCACAGTGCGCCTGGACAAAGCCGCGCCCGTATGCGGTATAGGGATCGACAGATTTCACCAGGTAATCCCGTCCCTGATATTTCACCACATCCCCGAGATGCTCTTTATCGCCTGCTGTCAGCGGCGTGATGGTGACAACCAGAATGCAGCCGTTAACAACCTGGCCGGACATGCGCATCTGAGCCTCAACGGACCGGTCAACGGTCACCACCCCGGCGAACGGCTTTGTCACCCCTTCAGCCGGAGCAGGAAAGCCGTCATCATCAACCCCGGCGGATCTCCGCGTGTAGGTCAGTGACCGGTCACAAAATCGCGGATTGAACAATACGCGGGTGACGTCAAGTGTCGGCATTATTCCCCCCTCTTATTTCTGACCACGTAAGTTATTGACTGCCTGTATTTTCCGGTGTCAATAAGTGGTCTGGCATTTGCATTATTCGGTTCATTACCGGCAGAGCGGTTTTTCAGTTCTCTGATGGCACCAGAGCGTCCCCGGCGGGCGCGTGATGCCACTGTATCGTCCGCCAGCGGAATGAAATCAGCATTGGTGATAAAAGCCTGTACACCGTTCACTGCTATCTGTCCGGCACGGTTCAGGGCGTTTTCTGCCTTACTGATATTTCCGTCCAGGATGGCATTTGCCGCTGTCTTCAGTTCGGTTACCGTTTTTTCGTCAACAGACCGGACGCCCGGCTGCAGATGCGGACGCGCCGGTATATTTTGTGCCGGTGATCCGGTTTCATTCAGATAACCTATGGCCGCATTACCGAACGGCGTATCCTCCCGGTCGCTGTCTTCTGCCGGAATACCTACCAGTACATCACGATCCCCGAGGTGACGCAGTGCCTCAAAAACCTTTTCAGCATTATCAATCCGTGTACGTATTCCGCTTTTTTTCATATCTGGCGGCCTCCGGCACCGAACAGCATCAGCAGATCATAAAATTCGGCACCATACCGGCTGTTATTCCAGAATCCGGCATCAGGGTTAAGCGTAATGCTGTTGTCATAACTGACGCTGACCTTATCAACGGATTCAGAAGATGCCACTCCGGTGACAGCACCACCGACCCCGCCCATAGCAGCAGACACATTATCTGCATCCCATAGTGTGAGGTAATGCACAACAAACAGCTCCACCCAGTACGGGAATAACTCCCTGCCGGATGATTTTTCACTCAGGAGTTTATCGGCGAGATTAAGACGGAATGTGATCTGGCTGTCAGGAAACCGGTCTTTATCCGCAAACAGCGGAAAATCATTTCTTACCTGTTCGATTGTCGGCAGCGCCTGATTTCTTGCCATCACCTGCTCCCGTCTGGTTTGTATCAGATTGGTTTTTCAGTGTTTCGATCTGGTGTTTAAGAACAGCTATCTCCTGTTCATTTTCTTCCAGCCGAACCCGCAAGGCCGTATTTTGCTCCTGAAGTTCGGCGGATAACTGCCGGTAATCCGGAGCGCCATCAGCTGACAGCACATTGCTGTGCGCCCGGGTAAACCAGTGTTCACCAACTTCTTTACTGACTTCATGAACACCCGCAGAAAGGCTGATCACCTCCCCGCTTTCCATCGTGAGATTAAACGGTGTATTCACCTGAATTTTCATGACCAACTCCATTAAAAAAGCCCCCGGAGGGGCTTACATCAGATACCGTCGGTATAGGACAGTGATTCACGATAGACCGGCTCTACTGCGCCGAGTTTGCCGTAGTAAGCGACCAGCTGATACAGACCGCGGTACTGCACCGGAATGCTCTGAAGCGGAACCAGCGGGAAGCGGACGTACTTTTTATCATTGGTGTAAGCCATCATGCGATCTTTACCACCAATACCGCGACCTTTCAGCCACTTAACTGCACGGATGTTCAGCGGCATACCATTCTGGTGATATGCGATGGTGTTCGTCTGCAGGTAAGTCAGTAATGACTGGTTACCGGCACTCGACACAATAGTGGATGATAACAATGCAAACTGCTCAGGCGGCAGCAGAAGGTCAGTCGGCACCATGGAATAGGCAGAAGCCGCCCAGGCGTCACTGAGAATTTTATTGATACTGTCACGGATTTCATCTGCTGTAGACTGAGCCCACGGCTTCGCGGCATTATTCAGAGTCACGCTGTCAAAGTTCAGCAGACCTTTTACCCCCAGACCTTCATCGCCGATATACACCTGCTCATCCGCATCCATATTCCATTTCAGCGTCATACCGTCATGTTTTTGCGAATCGATAGGGCGGCCAACCTGCTGAGCGGCCTGTAATTCAACAATAGTCCAGCCGAGCTCCATTCCCCATAACTGCAGAGGAAACCCCTCTTTCTGGATATCCACATTGATACCCGCCAGTGCTGTGGATGTTTTGCCTACCCAGTTTTTACCATTCGGATTAGCACCGGATCCCGCTGCCGCAAAACCGGTACGGGTAAAACTGGAAATATCATCTGCGATAGAAACATCTTCACGGAACTGAATATCCCGGGTGTAGGTATACTGAACCAGTGGCAGGTTGATAGTCTGATCAAGACGTTCCAGTTCGCCGACTAAAAAAGCACCGGCGCTGTCAACCGTCTGCTGATCGTATGTAATCATTGGCATATTCTTTGATCCTTAAATCTTGTAAGAAATTTCAGCATTGCCGCCGGCATCGCCGGAGCCGGTAAACTGAGCGTCAGGCAGCTCAACCGTTTCACCCTCAATGAGGGCATCAGAAAAAGAGCCGACAGGCTCAGTATCTGTCGCTTTTACACGCACAAATACCTTACCGCCTTTTTTCAGTGAGCTGGCGTCTGTAACAGACACCGTCATATAGCCGCGTTTAAGCGCATCCCCCGGGAAGTTTTTCCCCTTCCCGACCTGCCGGATAAAATCAGCTGTCTCAGTCGTCGGATAAGGACGGACGTAAATACCCTGAATAACAGCTGCCGTATCCCCTTCGGCCAGCGGCACAAAATAATCACCTTCATATTTACCGGCCAGACCATAGGCAGGGAATGCGGTATCCGATTTCAGTAATACCGGCTCAACGGTCAGATCGTGGTAACGTGAAACTGCCCCGGCAATACCCGCAGGCATCCGGTACATGTATGGTTTTGAATTCATTATTTACCTCTGTTAGCCCAGAAATCAGCGTTGGATTTGTTCAGGTCAGCGATAGGATTACCGGATGCACGACGGGCATCAGCAGTACGGGAAGGCGCAGTATTGCGGCTTTTAGCAATTTCGGCCACGGCGTTAAATGCCATATCTACGGTTGACTTAGGCAGCCGCTTAATTTCAGCATCCCCGACAACCATACGCACCATGCTCTGATCCGCGGTTGAAAGCACATGACGCTTGAATGCCGTCGGTCTGGCCGGTTTGGAAATATCCACCCCCGGCAGAATTAATTCAGCTTTGTAGGCCGCATCACCGGTAATATTGGTTTCTTCCTCTGAGTCTCCGGTCGGATCCTTATCCGGTTGACCTTCGCCCTCATCGGCTGTTTTTCCTTCCAGCTTATCCAGACGGGCAATAATCGTTTTCGCCCATGCCGGCGGTTCTTCATCTCCGGTCGGCATTTCAGGTTCTTTTTTCGGCAACGGCTGCTGCGGGGTGATATTGATATTGATGGCTTTGGGTAAATCCCCCGTGCCTTCGTCACCCACCAGCGCTTCCGGTGCATTGTCTAATACTTCCTGCATTGCGGCAGAGTCTTTGGTTCTGTGCGCATTCAGCAGGCGCTTAAACCAGGTACTGTTTTGTGTGTTCTTTGACATACTGTCTCCAATTGCACAACGTGGTCCGGCTCTGCCGTTGGGGACAAGAGCCACATGATTGCCAACGATTTTTACCTGCCGTGCCTTACCCGGTGCTGACTGCTCATATTGCGCGTCATAACCGCAGGACACTTCATCGTTGCCGTTATTGATTTCCTGAATCGCCAGTTCATCTTTAATGATGAGATCTGCCAACATCAGGTCTGATTGCTCCCCCTCGCCGCGATGCACATTCTGCAAATGCCCCTGAGCCAGATCGCGCCAGTTGGCGGTATCCACAAAAATGACATTGCCATCGTCATCGCTCGGATGGAGCAGTGTTATTGTCATTCCCTCAAATGAGGCCATGGTTTCCGGACTGAACACATCTTCCGGCAGACGCTCCACCAGAATCTCCCCGCGACTGTCCGGAGTGAGTTTCGGCAGATCCCGTGAGGAATAAAGCTGAGTACCTGTCCGCGCGATCGGGACGTTTTTACACAACAGGGAACCGTCGGCCAGTTCGTAGCGGGTGTTACCCAGCCTGGTCTTAAAGAAATATTTCATGGTTTACTCTGTGTCTGAAAATGAGACTTCGCAGTAACAGCGGCAGTTCGGAAGCGTTCCGGCGTGTCCGGTCATACCGTCGAGAGTCGGAGGTTGCTCCCACGGAACATATTTCCCTTCCATTTTGTGGTGAGAATCACGTACATCACCGTCTTTTGACGTCCGCCAGATATACCCCGGGGATCCGACGGCCTGAGCGCGGCTCTGCGTGAGCGCCTGGGTGGCACGTCCGGTCTCTGTTTTGGCGATCAGTTTCGCGCGGGATTTTGCTATGTTGCCTGATTCAGCAATCATCTGTTCGAAATGTTCAGGTCGCTCACCGTTAACAACCGCCTCAATGGCACGGTTCTGAATGTCATACACACGGTCAGCAGCTTCCGCCGGCAACGATTTAATGTATTTAATCTGCTCATTGACTATTGACCGCATAACATGCCCGACCGGAGCACCGTCAATCTGCTTCCTGAGCTCGCGGCTCATTGCCCGGCTTTGCTGCATCCATTGCTTTGAGTTATCCAGCCCGACGTCTTCCGCGAATGTTTCTGCCACCCGCCGTGCCCATCCGTCGATGAGAGCACTGTAATCATCCAGTGCCCCCATGATTTCTGATACCGAGTCGTTAGAACCATCGTAACGACTGTTGATTATCCGCCCGACTTCCTGCGCTATCTTTTGTAGGCTCGTTCGATACCGGATTTCCGCCCGGTCTGACTGCTGATGCGTGGACATCACTGAGGCGCGGCGGGGCTTCATCTTCCGCATTATCAATATCCTCATCCGTTATGTTTCCGCCGATACCGGTGACATCCGCAGAATCCCGCAGATCAGACATTGCTGCTTTACGGGTCAGCATGCCACCGTCCTGTGCAGCGTTAATCGCGTTAACGACATTGACCGCCACCGTGGATTTATCCAGATCAGACATTTGCCAGAGCGGATTAAATGTAAATGTAAAATCATCCGGCAGTGGTTTACCGAACTCCGACATATGGATAATTTCAAACAATTTCCGGAGAGGCTGTTTCAGGCGGCGGGATTGCTGGGTTGCGATATTGTCGTAATAGTTGGAAAGATCCGCATCACCGGTATTAAACCCAGACGGAGACTGACCGAACAGGCGGACCAGCGGAATACCGGTCGCACCGCTGATCTGCTCAGCAAACCGTGCCAGCACGTTATCAAGTCCGCTGAATGAATATGAGTGAGTTTCAAACTCATCATCAGTATCCATCAGCGTCATCCCTTCGTTTGTCTGGAACTGTCGGACCATATCCATTTGTTTCAGAAACGCCTCGTAAGGCTCCCCGCCGAGGGCAATCAGTTTGCGCAGTTGCTTAACTTTGTATGTACGGAGATGTGCCTTGTACACCAGCTGAGCCGCACCCACCGATGTGCTGTCAAATGCTGTCAGGCGGTCAAATATGCGTTCAACAACCGACATTCCCCATTCGTTTTCTGCTTTCGACTGCTGGTACGGCAATGTCACACCGTCGAGACGGATCAGGCGGCTGTGATGAACCCTCCACGCCGGAATACCGTTCTCGCTCGTCACGATGTCGTAAAATTCAGGCTTACCAAGATCCTTGCCGATGTCTTTTACACGCCGGTTAAAATCAGGATTAATCTGCCAGCGGTCCAGCGGCAGAATGCCTTTAAATCGCCCCTTACCCACCGTCTGCGGACGCAGAGGCGTGAACGGAGCCTGCCCCTCAATCAGAATCATCCCTACAGCGCCACCGTATAACCGCGACCATTTGATGATATTGTTCAGCCCCTCCCAGATTTCCATTTCATCAAACAATGACTCCATAACGTCACGTTCGCCGACATCCATCTGCGATGTGATACGGATCCCTTTACGGGTCATATCGTCAGCCACCGTATCAACGGCCGCTCCGATAATCCAGGATGAACGATATGCTGACTCAATCAGCAGGCGGTTACGACTGGTCCAGTTAGGACGGTATGTTGACGCCGAGTGCTGGTTCTGCGTCTGCATACCGACCCGCGCAACAAAGTTCTCATAGCCGTCAACCGTGGCCTGAGAAACTGCGTTCTGTTTTTTCTTTGTCATTTGCTTCTGCCCAGTAATCCCCAGATATCGAGGTCATCTTCCATCGGGGCATAGTTGATCATCACCGCATCCGCGAGGTTTGGTGACTTCATGCCGTCCGGCTGTTTATCAATGACGATTTTACCGACAGAATTTTTAGTCCACGTCGGCTGTGACAGCTCTACCACCAGTTTGTCTTTGTTCCTGATGGAGCCGCTGATAGAAATGATTTCGTCGGGATCGTAATCCATTCCGTTGCGTGCCCGGTGTGTATTACGAAACAGTTTGCGCAGATGCCACCAGCTTTGCGCTTTCGCGTTAGCAAAGAAATCCTTGTTCAAACGGGCCTTGCTGATGTCATCACCGGGAACCGCTTCCTCATCCGGATCAAATACTCCGCCGCTGCCACGGAACGGGGTTGTTTCAATACGCGGCAGCCGTTCTGCTTTGCGCAGTTCGTTTATCGCTTTGGCATCACCACGCACACCGGCACCAAGGCCATCCTCATCAAACCGGAAGGACGTCAGGCCGTTGTCATCACAGTACCCGAAGACTTTCACAACTGAGCTGTAAATATCACTGCCCTTGCCGCTCCATTCTTCAATGCCTTGTAACAGGAAACCGTAGCGCCATGAGAATGCGTTTTTATCCTTACCCTCATCTGCAACATCCATTGCGCCCTGCCGTGTGCCGGTCGGCTCGATACCCAACGCGATGTGTGCATCAATGGCCGACTGAACCCACTCGGCAGGAATAAGCACACCTTCAGCAGATGCCTGATAGTTCAGATCCAGTTCCTGAGCGACGATAACGGGGTTATCTATCTTCTCGCACTCTTTCTGATACCAGGCATCATCTTTACGCGGGTCACTGCGCCAGTGAAAAGTAAACACCGGTATGCGTCCACTGTGACGTTTTTGTGCAAACGGATTCGCCATGCCGTTAACGGATGACAGGTCGATACGGCAGCGGGTCGTCTGTGACAACGCCGCATCAATCAGCAGAGGACGCTGCAGGAACGCAGCCTCATCCACGAAATAAAGCGTGGTACGGTCACCACGGCCGATGTTATCACCAGCCTCCCCCTTGATGATTGCGCCGGTGCCCGGGAACTCAACCCGCATATACGGGGCATGTTTCTTTTCTTCCCACCCCCCGCGAAATTCAGCGGGCAACATTTCCACAAATTTACGGGCTTTCCAGAACAGCGCTTTCGGGTCTCCGGTGCTATCTACGTATTCCTCTTTACGGGAACCGAAGCCAATTACCATTTCCTGATTGAACAGGCAGAGAGAACAGGCCATCGCTATGGATGTCCAACTCAGTCCCATTTCACGGCTCTTTTCGGTTATGCCGTTCTCGCGGCTATCGCGGCGGTCCATAATCCAATGTATCCACTCTTCCTGTTTCGGGAACAGCAGAAAGGGGATCGTCACCGGTAGCCCGTAATCGATATTGCGGGGGTCTGTTGTCATTCCCCAATCGATAATAAACTGTGCAGGGTTATCTTTGTAAAACGCCCTGAGTGCTGGTAACACTTCCGGATTCTGACGGATGCGCACAAGCCGCTCCATCCGCCATTCAAACACCGCATTGTAGTCCGGATTTTTGAAGTCAAACGGGAATGGGATCGGCATAGTTAATTTCTTTGTTTTAGTGTCTCTTTAACATAATGACTGTTACCCGCCCTGGCGAAAATGGATTCACCCTGATAAGGCGGTTAACGTGTCATTTGTTCGGGTGTTCGTGCGGAAACAGGTAAAATCAGAGTGAATAAATCATGCATAAAACAGGGGTAATTTTGCATAGCCTTTTTTCTCGGTGAAACGGCCATTTCTGACAGTTTACCCCATCAGTTTTTTATACAGGTCTGCGGCTTCCTGTGATGACAGGTTGGCCACTTCCGCCTTGATGGGTTCGCCATCCTTTCCGGTAAGCTCCGTCCGGTTTTTCAACATCCCCAAATGCTGCGCAACCATTTTCAGCGCTTCATCCTGATTACGGGTGATAACCTCAGTACCGAACTTACCCTCTTTTATCCCGGCAAATAACCGGCGGCTTGCTCCCCTCAAATCCCGCGTATCGTGGAAATGTGGACGACCAATACCGGCACCATTGCAGCGGGGGCAATCAGGATTCGGGTCAAGCGTGCTGTCGTAACCGTAACCGCCTCTGTCGTTTGGCTCCTTCTGCTTCTTTGCAGCCGCTTCACTGACAGCGTCCTCAAACTCTATTGAGTCACGCCACTGATAGTTAAAACCAAAGCCCCAGCAGTAGCGGCAACATAACCGGCGGTATTCCGTCAGCTCAGATACATCTGCCGTGGCAATGTCCCACCACATTTTTAATACTGCGTCCTGGGTGATTTCGGCTCTGCGTTCCCGCGCAGTGAGAGCGTCTCGTATTGCCCGGTTCACCTCAATATTTCTATATAACTGACTCGCGCTTGCGTAAGCGTTATGTCCCTCACATTTTCCCCCTGCCCGTTTATATGCAGCAGTCCGGTTCAGGTCGATAAGATACTCAGCCACGAAACGAGCCTGTAAGTCTGTGAGCCGGTAATTGCGCAGGTTGAACTCAGTTTCATCATTCTGCGCATTGTCGGATTCATTACTCTGCGAATCCGGTATATCACTATTGCGCACCGGTTCATTTGCGCATTCTTTTTTCTGCGCAGTGCGCACTTTCTTTTGCGCAGTTTTTTGCGCACTCTGCGAAGTTGGCTTTTTGATGTGCCTACGCGCTGTTGCGTAATTCAGTCCCTGTATCTCACACCATTCTTTCGGGGATATTCCCGTTACTGAATGCTCGGCGAGGAACTGTTGCTGTAACACCCCCCAATCCGGTTTCATGGTGCTTTCTCCTTAACCAATTAAAAAGCCCACTCAGTGAGCAGGCTTTGTGATGGGTTATTGTGGCTCTGCCGGGGACAGCTCACCTTCCTCAAACCAGCCGTCAGTTCCACGGCCATCCGCTGCCAGATAGTGGATGAGATACTGATTCGGACCGTTATGATATTCAGCGCGGGCTTTCACATGACCTTCTTCGCCGCTGATGGTGACCTGCACAACCTGACCTAATTTATGTTTAAACATAGTTTTTCCTCTGGTAATAAAAAACCCCGCTATTTAGCGAGGCACTGAGTATTTATATATTCCTGTAATCCCAGGATCATCTGCTTTGACTCTGCGATTCGCTCTCTGAGTAACCAATAATTTCTGACAGCGGCGTCATCAGGTCGGGCGGTGGCTGCATCATCCATGCCGGTGGCGGTAACGCTGCCGGTTTTAGGACAACTGGCTTTGATGTACACCCGCTCAGGGTTACGGTCAGCAGCAATACGCAGCCGGTCAATTTCAGTTTTTGCATTTACCAGTTCCTGTGTGTGTCTGGTGTCCAGTTCATGAAGCTTCTGTGTGCGTTCCTGATATTTTTCATTCTCCGCTATCTGCTCTGCAAGCTGACCACTCAGGGTTGCGTTATCGACCTTCAACTGCTGGTTATCCCGGTAGGTGTCATATACCCACCAGGCGGCAACAATAAACAGCGCGGCAATTACCGCTTCTTTCCAGTTCATAGCGCTTCACACTCATAATGGATCACACCATCCAGAGGATTACCCGGAAGCGGCTTACAGTGATTCGGGAGTGAATACAGATAACAGCCCGCCAACAGAGCAGTAGTCAGCAGAATGATAGCAATGATGATCAGTGTTAAAGGGTTCCGTGGCATACCGCTTTCTCCGTTTCG